TCATCCTTCCAAGATCCCTTGGTGGACTCAGCCATAATCATTTCCCATTTGCTATCGTGCTGGGCGGCGGTCTTCATAATCTCTGATTTGGCCTTCTCTTTCTCGACTTTGCCTTCAAGAAATGTCTGCGCCAGACTGCCAACAACGCCAAGTAACTGTATCATTCACACCTCTCCCTACCAGCACAATCCTCTGGAAAACATTGGGGAATCATAAAATAAAAATCATTATTTGTAGATTTGTGCCACATCCCGTCAGACCGTAGCCAGTTACATTGCTCAATGGTCATGGGCTGCTGAAGTGCCATCTGACCTATCGGATGATTCGTAACACCATCGCTGCCCCACATGCTAATAACTAAGATATATAATGTTTCCTTCATCCTTTAGGTGTCCTTGCTTCTTTACCAAGATAAATGCCATAGACCCCAGTCATCACACCCATAATTACAGATACAAATGCAGACTGCTGTGTTGTTGGATCTTCAAGATTCATAAACCATTCTGCACAACGCCATGACATAGCAACAGATGCAAGCATTGTTAGTTTAGCTGTGACGTTAAATTGTAAATATCGTTTCCACCAATCTGTCAAAGCACAATCTCCTCTGCACTACTCTGAGCCACAGTTGCAAATAAAAACACAAACAATGCTATTGTGACTGCGATAATAGCGGTGACAAGTAACGTTGTTTTAATCGTTTCTTCAATCTCCTTGGCCCTTCGTGCAGCCTCTCTACGCGCCGCTTTCTTCGCTTCTTTTTGCTCCCTGAGTTTCTGATTATGATGGTTGACAATCTCGTTCCATGTGTCCGGGCCAAACCGCAAGTTAATCATAGTTTTGATTTCTTGCATTTGCTCCTGTAATTTTTTGGCTTCAAGAACTGCATCAATACTAGTTTGAAACTTGATGTCACCAACACCAGCTTGCTTGTTACGCTCCTCATTAAGTTTCTTTTGACAATCAAATAATGTTCCGATTTGCTGTGAAATATCAGCAACAGATTGAACATCGTTAATCCTTGCCTTGATAAATGCAATCGCATTACTTGCGGCTGCTACGGCAGCTACGGCTGTCGTAATTGGTTCCATTAGATTTCATCAGGCCAGTCGCGGATTGGTGCTACAGTTTTAACTGTGCCATCCGAGTTTAACTCATCATCGTACAACGCCATAAATTTTGCATGAGTTTTTACAGCATTGATTGCTGTTTCAATTTTTGCACATGATGTTCTAACTGCTGTTCGATAGGTGCTTACATCACTTGGTATGGCTTTGTCAGTCTCTGCTTTGCGTGTCACATACCAGTCATACGGCGCAAGCAACCCAGCAGCCTCTGCTTTGGCTTGCGCTATAGCCACAGACTTGAGGCCAAGCGTTACCATCTGCTTACCATCTATATCTAATAACGCCTTACCGTCTTCATCTACTTCATTTACATCCGTAAGGCTTTTTGGAATCAACGTTCCATCAGTCTTTCTACCATGATAAAAGCGATTATCAAATGCAGCCTCTGATGCTAGTGGATTTTCCCAACTAACACCCCAGTTCTTTTTATCAGCATTACTCCAAGCAGACGCCCAGTTGTATGGATGCTTGAACCCATTGTCATCAACCCAGCCCCTGCCTTCTCGCAAAGTTTTGCTTTTATATTTCCACGCCATTTTTATCTCCTATCATCGCGCATTGGCAAATTTTTGTGGGGCTTCGGCAAAGGCAAGGTATATGTATGTGCCGCCTGACCGGTTTATACCTGTATTTGAAGCTCTTGGCTTGAAACCATTGCTAAGAATATCTAATGATGGATTTGTTGTCGCCTCTTGCTGATCGGAATTAGAGAACAATCTTTGTGACGCCACATTATCTGGGTCACGAGCGGTGTCATAGATTTCCCAACTATTTGAGTTACCTGTTTCTCTAATAAGCAACCATCTTGGCCTAAACCCTGTGTAAATAAATGGAAAATTTGAGCCGCCGCCAACATAGCTGCTGACCTTTGAATAGCCAGAAACACTATGAAAACAATATGCTACACAGTTATCTCCAGTATCCATCCCATAATCATTATCTAAACTAAACACATCGTTTGTTGGAGCAGACATTCCAAAGGGATCATTATTTTTTACTGTGGTATCATTTAAAGGAAGATAATCTATGGTGCCATCAATTACGGTTGTAAAAACCCAATTTGCGCCAGCAGTATCGGTACGATTAAATGTAAATATTATTTCCGGCGCTGCCAAAAGACCGTGACCCACAGTATAACCTGCCGACCCACCAGTGAAGGTACATATTGAAAACCCTGCGGCTGTATTCGCAGAAACTTGCGATGTTACAGTTCCATTAGAGTTGCTTGATGCACTGCCACCAGCCCGCCAAGTCCACGCAACGTATGTTGCGCTGTTGACTGCAAAATCACCTGAAACAAGTCGCAATGAACTACTTGTTGTAACAATGTTTTGACTAGATTGGGAACTGCCGTTATAAGCCTCTGCTCCATTAGTGCTAGGACTTAATGATTTTGACGCACCAAACCCACGCACTATGTCTTGCACAAAATGCTGGTCAGTTCCGCTTCTTCGCTTCAACCAAACCCAATCAGCGGCAAATGTATTTGTGACTGTCACATCATTGTCAGCATCACCCGTGTACAATATAATGTTAAAATTATCGTCAGCCTGTTCAGTTTGTCCGGGGCCGATTGTTACGTCTGGTAAGTTAGATGTGCAAAGGGCTAGTGCACCTGATGGCGGTTGCCATTTAAAGTCCCCAATGCCATTAGCATCTGAATAACCGCCAGATGTTGTTTCGCCAGCAAATGTACCATCTTGCCCAAAATTAAAAAAACCCACCTCACTTGAAGTGCCGCCGCCCATACCAACATATGGTATCCAATCTTTATCTGAAACCGACACAGTTGAGCCAAATGCACCACCATTTACAGACCACGAAATAGTATTAGCATCCGCGTCAAATAAAACAGAACATCCTTCATTTTCATCCCAACCTGTTATGGAATCGTATGCTGTTCTAGTTCCTTCAACATTCTTTTCACCATTTTTAGAAAAAAGAGTGATCCCGGTGTTATAGCCGCCTCTATCACTACCATCTATATCAACAGTCGGTACATTGATGCCCACAGCGTGTATCTCGTTATCAGTAGGGTAGTTAAATGATTTTGACCAATGTTCCCAATACCACTTACCAGATTTAGGCAAAAGAAAGTTAGCAACAACACCACGATTATTTGTTGATGTTGAGTGCTTCAAATTTCCCTTACTGAGGGTTAAATTACGGTGTGGAAAATTTGCATTTATCGTAGCAAAATTATTAGTCGGGCTATCTGGCACTACATCGCTTGCGACTAGACCACTTACAGTGAAATTATGACTAAGACCTGAAGAATCAGCACCTATTGAACTGCTATCTGAAAAATTTAAATGAAAACCAGTTGTTCCATAAGATCCAGAGTATGCTTTAGGTATCCACACTCCGTCTTTTGTTTCGCCAAAAGATGTTGGATCAAGGGCAGAACCATCAACGAAATGAAACTCTGCTAAATACCCATTAAGGTCTTGAGCATGATCTAATCTACCACTGATCAATTGCTCTGTGTCTGCGGTTAAATATCCATTTGGGTTAGAGCTAAATGTGGAAGTTGAATACGTTTGTTCTGTTCCATTAACATATATTTTATATGCCTGACCATTTCTTTGCCAAACTATATGATACCATGCGCTAACATCTCTAAATTTAGCGTTAGTTGTAAAATTCGCTACTGTTGAGTTGCTAACAGTTAATATGGCTCTTAAAGTGTCATCGTTAACAAAACGTATGCCTTCAAAATTATTGCCTCCATTCCACGGACCAGCAGAGAAAATGTATTGATGTGATGTTAATCCTGAACGCTTTACCCAAAAACTTGTTGTGTAGACTGTTGTGTTTCCAGCTTCGCCTGTGTTTCTGGTTAAGTATCCCTCAGCATCAAAACGCAAAGACTGGTCAATGGTGTGACTATAAAAAGATCCCAGAGCACCACCAGAATCACCAGCACCACCAAGACCTGAACCAACTCCGTGTAGTAAGCTCATACTCTATTACCCCTACCCATCTGCCGTTAATGCGCCTGATACAGAGACCAAAATACTTCCTGTGCCTGAAGCTGCTTTTACCATGTATGTTAATAGATAAACCCCAGCAGTAGACAAAGCCGTTTGTGAGCTTGCATTAATCGCTATTATCGTATTAAAACTCACAGCACTTGCGCTAGTTTTATCTAAGAAAATACACCCTGTTTGCCCTACAGTTTGATTGCTAAAAGTCAATGTGGTGGTATGACCTATACTCACTTCAAAGTTATTATGGTCAGCTAAATCCATGGTGATTGTACCACCATCACCAGTGCTTGCTTGATCAGCATCTTGGCTACCAACTGCTCTGCCTGTAACTGCGATATCATCATCTATCGTAAAGATAGTTGTTCCAGTAGCTATTGAAGCAACTGTAGCATCAGCATCATTTTTGATTGTTACATCGGAAGTAGAACCTTGGCCTGTAAGTATCAAACCTTCTGCTGAGGTAAAACCTATAGCAGCAGTATCGGATGCTGCTGTATCTCCAGCTACAGTGAGCTTACCTTGTATGGTCACATTTTGTGTGCCTGTAGGTATTTCTAACACATCTTGGTCGGCATCATTTTTGATAGTTACATCATTTGTACTGCCTTGTCCAGTTATAATAATACCCTCTGCTGAGGTAAAACCGATAGCAGCACTATCACCACTAGATGTATCACCATCTGGCTCAAACGTAGCAGCCGTGGCAACCCCTACAATATTCACATTGGTTGTACCTGTTGGTATTCCTATAACTTCAGTATCAGCATCATTTTTGATAGTCACATCATTTGTGCTACCTTGACCTGTAATAATTATGCCTTCGCTTGCTGTAAATCCTATTGCTGCTGTATCACCCGAGGAAGTATCACCTGTAGCACCTAATGTTCCACTTGATGTTATATCACCTGCAAGCACAGGATTAGTAAGAGCATTTACAACTGCTGCACCACTACCAGCACCATCAAGATAAACCATTGCTACTTGACCGTTTGGTATAGTTACATTTGCACCCGAACCTTGGCTTATTATAATACTGTACGGACCAGAGCTGCCGCTATCTGTAGTGGCATTTTCTATTAAATGCACACGGCTGATTGAGTTTGGACTAATTGTAATTGTGCAATTTGAGTCTAATGCCCCTGTATATTTTATATACATATGTCGGGCAGGATCAGTAGCCCCATCTGCAACTACACTAGAGTGCGTATCTGCATTAGTGGTTATAGCTTCTGTAGCAAAACCAAGTGCTTCTGCAATCAGTTCAAGGTTAGTATTAGTTGTGGTTCCCCAAGTACCAGAACCATCGCCAGTACCTAGCTCATTAAGTCTTAAATCATTTATATAGGTACTTGCCATTTTTCTGTCCTTACGCTGCTATAGTTGTCCAGTTTGGCACTTGGCTTGGAATAATTTCTCTATAAAGAATTTCCTCTCCCACTCGCCCTATTGCCGAAACTCCTGTTACAGAAATACCGATAGATGCAGGAGGGGCTGATGTCCCTGTGCCTACTGCTCCTGTTGCAGCCACACCAGTGACTGAAAATACTGTGCCAACACCAGCTACTACTGTTCCAAGAGCTGAAGTTCCTTGCACCCCTGTTAGCACTTGTGCAAACTCTAAAATGCTAGGTGTGTTTGCTTGCCACCCCATCGCACTATGGTTAGTGCAATAATAATATAAAGTCGGTGCGCCTACCGCAACTGTAATTTGAGTATATGCTCCAGAACTTCCAGGAGTGCCATTGGTAGTTACACCCGTTGTGTACTGAGAGCCTCCACCATGTGTGCCATTGGGTGTTTCGCTAAATCGTAAAGGATGACCCGAGTTAGAAGAATCACTTTGATCAAACCTGTATGTATTTCCCTCTACTAAATCTAAAGTGACATCTGCTGTGGCTGTAGAACCATTGATAGCGTATTTATTAGTAGAACCCACATTATAATATGGGTGATTACTAGGATTACCACCGACAACAGTTACAGTTTTTGTAATGATATCAGGACTAAATTGACTTAAACTGGCTGTAGCTGAAACACCAGTGACACCAAACGTAATACCAGTGTCTGATACAGCAGTGCCTAAAACAGTTGTGGCTGAAACACCAGTGACTTCAACAGGTATAGGGTTACTCCAAGTACCCTGACCCCAAGTGCCTCTACCCCATCCTGTAATATTTGACACAGTGTTACTCCATTAAGCTATTCGTATAATGGCATTACTCGCATCTGCTGTAGGGAACTGTATAGTAAAAGTACCAGATGTAGATGTTTTATTAGAGGTAAAATCCAGCACAGCCACAGCTTTATTACTATTTGTGCTATTATAGATTAAAGCCCCCATAGCTGTAATTGTCGCTGTAGTAAAACTCAAATCAGCAAAATCAGTAAGTGCTGTAGTGCCTGAGGTGCTTGGTGCAACTTTAGTCAATGTGCCACCACCTGTGGCATATGTCCCACTGGAGGCTACCTCACCTGTAGTAGTGAATGCTGTAGTCGTAGCTCCCAAAGTAGCTGTAGTGCTTGATTTACCACCGCTACTTTCTGCATATAAAGCAAGTTTAAATGCGTTACCATTCGTTGCGAAATTATGTGTGCCTAACAGCAACTCTTGTTTAAATGCTGTACACATTGCTTGTGCGATTGCCATTACAGTCTCCCGATAGCTTTTGCCAGTTCCAATTGACCAGCCTCACGAACTTTGTCGCAAATACTAGCACGTTCTTCTTTTCTAGCCAACTCTATATAGTATTGTGCTAGATTCCTTACTTTATCTCTAAATGCCTCAGCTTGTAAACGTATAGGTTCTGGAGCATCGTTTGAAACATAAATCAATTTAGTAGCAAGCATATCTGCTATTTGGTCATTAGATAAACCACCTTTATCTGATGTTACAACATTAACCGCCCCAATATTTCCTGCCCCTAAATCAAACATTATCATGTCTCCCAAATATTATAGGCTCATTATCGACTGGCTCTGGTGGCTTTATTTCTGATTGTTTTGTTATCAATAACCCACCATTTTGTACAGTCTGCACCAAAGGGTCATCTAATCTATGATATCCGTACAATTTTTCATTATCAGGAACATTTGTATCTAATAAACTAGATCTATGCGCTACCTCTAATTTTATGCCTTTTGTGGCAGCTATAGCACACCAAAACTCTACACAAGCTCTGCCTGATTCAGCCATACTTACATTTTTATAAGTGTAATCAATACCATACAAACTAATTTGTTTTACTTTTTTCCATATAGCATACGCCACCGCATAAGCCACTGTGTTATTGAAATAACAATAACCTAGGTCTAAAGCTATTTCTTTCAAAGGATAAAGCTCTAAATGCTTTACCCTTTTATCTAATTGACAGGTTATTATAGGTTTTTTATTTGTTTTAAGAAATTGACGAGCTACCCCCGTTTGAGTTCCTGCATTTTCTGTATCTAAAAATCTAGATACAGGATCCATCATAAACGTCTTATCAACGTGTATGATTCCCCCAATGCAGTTTATACCCCAAACCTCGTCAAACTCTTGTGAAGCTACTCTAGCTGCTATATAATCTGAGTAGCTACCACCAAGTCCTACAATAGCTACCTTCATGATCTAGCCCGATCAGGTAGCCCTCTTCTGTAAGCATCGGTATTTTCTCTCGCTTCTGCTAAATCTTTTACCCTGCCGAGTGCCTCAATAAACCTACCGTTATATAAATCTAATAAATCTTTTTCACCTTTCATATAAGTGTAGGCCTCCACAAGACACGCATAAAGTAAAGCATTTGTAGTGTTTTCACTTAACCAAGTCAAAGTAGTATCTGCACTGGTAGAAGCAACAATACCTGTTGCACCACTGACACTACCTGTAACAGTCTCACCCACAGTAAATGTCCCTGTCGGTATACCTATAGTAAATTCAGTAGCTGAAACTAAAGTAGATATAGTGCTGCTTTGCCCACTGGTAGCACCTGTAATCGTATCTCCTAATGCAAATGTCCCAACTACATTATTAACTGTGATATTAAATTTGCTATCCGTTAAACTAGCTGGACGATGATAATAAGCTATTTCAACATCATAAGAAGCGTTAGGTGTAGGTGCGATTAAAAAATTAGATACGTCAAAATGAGCATAATATTTAGGAACCCCTGTAACAGTGGAATCAGGGTGCGCCTCTTGTAAAAAATTCACATCTTTTTGTAAAAGAAAAATCTTAGAACCTGAGCTTGTAATAGCTAAAGAAAATGAGGCGAGGTAATCTGCAGGTGTAGCTAAAAACCTATTACCAGAGGTCATCGCTCCAGCAGCATTTTTACGAAAAAATTCTAAATCTACAGTTGTAAATATTCTTTGCTCTGCGTTTTTAATAAACCTATCAAGATAAGAAATAAAAGAGGTTTCATTATTATCGGTGTAATTTTGTATAGCTTCTTTTAATTGTGTATACGTATAACTCATCACACACTCACTGTAACCGTGCCTACACTAGCAGTAGCCTCAAAACTATCTAGTTTAGTTCCGATTATTCCTAAATCAACATTAGTATACACTGTAAACGGTATATTATCTTCTCTTACATCAATCCTTGGCTCATGTAAAACCTGAGGTTCAAAAGGAACTTTACTAGGCTCTAATTGTGGGTGTTTTGGTTCAAAGCAATCAGGACATGTTTTTAAACCAGTCCACTCTTTACGCAATTTTAAATAACGATATCGTTGACCGCACCTATCACATATTGCTAACGATTTTTTACCAGAGGCATATCTCATGATATAAACGTATAGTAATCCCTACTGGGTGTTAAACTTAATGTAGCCCTATCTCTATCTTCTGAGGCTGCTCGCTCAAACTCTTCCTCATACACTGCTTTTAATATTTGTATTCTATCAGGAGCTTTTTTCAAAGCGATATAATAAGCTAAACCAGCAGCTAAACATGGGTAAAACCTAAACGGTAAATCCAAAGTATTTATTGAGCTATCAGCATCATCCATTCTTACTAATCTATCAAAAACAAGAGTATACGTATCAACGCTATCTGGCGTAGGCCACAGTTTTACAATAGGGTTTATTTGCCTATCTACATAAAATTGTGTGGGTTTACCTGTACTATTTTTATTAGTAATACTCAAATAAGCATCTCTGCTGATTCTGGTAACAGCTATATCTGTTTGAGTCGTGCCTGAGCCTGTTCTTATAACTGCGCTTAAAATATCAATCGTATCTGCGCCAAGGTTATAATTAGCAGTCCCAGCCGTTATAGCTTGTGATGTTTGTTGCATAGTCCAACGATTTAAACCTCTATTAGCCCAATCAGCTAACATAAGATTTAACGAGCGTGTGGCTGTTCTAAGGTCATACCCTGTACGAACCTCTAAGCCACAACGCTCAAAAGCCTCTTCGACGTAGTCAGCTACATCTAGCTCAAAATCGTTTGAACCTGAAACAGCCATCTAGCTATATGGACCTTTAATCATTTTGCCGCCACCTGACATCATTTTACGCTTGCCGCCCATTGCACCGCCTTTAGCTTTCATCATGCGCTTCTTGCCGCCCATT